ACATAATATATTGCATTTAAGTTATGTACAAAAAGTATAAAAATTTTAAAATAACTATTGACATTTTATACATTCTGTAGTAGTATATATAGTGTCTAAAGGAGATAAGAATTAACTTATCTTAAAATAGTAACACGTTACAATCCTTTTGAATGGCTGTAAGAGGTTGGGGAATATATTAATATTTATATAATATTTTGGCTTTAATCGATGAGCCGTCCAAGTGAAAACGACAATACATAAGTATTGAAAGTTATAGCTATATCTTATGAAAGCTAAAATCAATAAATTGCGGGTTGCTACCTAATAGCAAGAAGGAGAAAAAATTATGGAGAATCAAGGAAAGAAAAAGTATGAAGTAACAGTACTAGAAAAGACAGGAAGCTGTGACAACGAATTATTCGAGGAAATGGCAAAAAACGGAGATATTACAGCTGTAAAAGTAGCTGATGTAGTAGGAGCTGTAGTTAAGATTTTAGGATATGCAAAATGTCAAATTGTTACAGATGACAAGAATTTTACTATTGGATATTACGATACAGAAGAGTATGGCCTAGTATCAAGCGGTAGTGAAATTTTCGAAAAATCAGTAAAAGGATATTTTGGAAAAGTATCACAAGTAAGAATTTCAGAAGTAAAAACATCAAAAGGAAAAACATACAAAGCAGTACCACAACTAAGATCAACAGAAACTAAAAAAGAAGAAACTATAAATAACGATGAATTACCATTTTAATTAAATTTATAGAAAAGAGGAAATATTATGGCTAGAAAAGTTGAAATGACAGCTGAACAAGCAAGACTATATACAGAACTTAAAAAGTTATCTAAAAGAGCGAATCAAAGAATTGTAAGACTTGAACGTGAGTTTGGAACTGAAAATCTAGCTATAAGGAATCTAAGAGACAAGCTTGCAATTGAACCATTGCAAGCTTGGACTGTTTCGGGACGTGTCAAAGTAAATAAATCAATGTCCGAAATTCAGATGAAAGCAACTATAAAAGCGACTAATCAATTCTTAAATTCAAAATTGTCTACTAAGTCAGGAATAAAAAAAGCTAAGAAAAAAGCTATTGAAACATTACGAGTAAGATTTTCTACTGATGTTAAGGAACTAACAACAGAAGAAGCAGAAGTTCTTTATAATATATTTACAGACAAAGACGTAAATCAAATTACAAATTTCGTGCAAGGTTCAGACGCACAAGCAGTAACTGATAACGCACGAGAACAAAATCAATCATTTAATGATTTTGTTGCTGTTATGAACTCTGTAAAAAAGTATAATGGACATCGAGGAAATTATGATGACATTTTGCGAAAGTTATACATGAAATATGTTTATAAAGGCAACGGAAATGAAATTGAAGTTTTATATAGTAATGTTTTTGAATTGATAAACAATGCAGAATCTATTAGCGACTTAGAAGAAGTCGAATCAATAATAAGTGATTTAAAAGCAGATAATAAAATATCTGATAGCGAATTTAATTATATTGTTGGTGCTATTGACACAAAACGAAGAGAGATTGAACTATGATTTATTGCGGGGATTTTAATGGGTATTTTGGAGATATTCAAGGCAAGAAGAAAAAAATCGATAATACAATTTATACTTTTGATATTGAAACAACATCTTATTTGATTCTAAATGGAAAAATAAAAGCTGGAATTGAATATTTAAATCTGACGAAAGACGAACAAGAACAAGCAGAATTTAAAAGTTGTATGTATATATGGATGTTTTCTATTAATGACAAGGTTTATTACGGAAGGACATGGGATGAATTTATTTCGTTTATCATCAAACTAGACTTTTATAACTCAGCTAAAAAAATTGTATTTGTACATAATCTTGCTTTCGAGTTTCAATATTTAAAAAGCGTATTTGAATTTCAAAATGTTGTTGCAAGAAAAGCGCATAAAGTCATGAAATGTGAACTTAAAGACTTTAACATCGAATTCAGATGTAGTTATATGATGAGCAATTGCGCTTTAAAACAATTACCAAAAATATTCCAATTGCCAGTTGAAAAAAAGGTTGGCGACTTAGATTATACTAAAATAAGAACACCAGCAACAAAGCTTACAGAAAAAGAGCTTGGTTATTGTGAATATGATTGTCTAGTTGTATATCATTATATAAAACGTGAACTTGAAACTTACGAAAGAGTTGATAAAATTCCGATAACTTCAACAGGACATGTAAGACGTGAGCTAAAAGAACGTATTGCAGACGATTATCAATATAAATTTAAAGTAAAAAAAGCAATCAACACGAATCCGCACATATACAATTTATTACAAGAAGCATTTGCAGGCGGATATACACACTCTAATTGGATTTTTACTGACGAAATATTACACAATATTAAAAGCTGGGATTTTACGTCAAGTTATCCGTACATTCTAGTTACGCATCAATTTCCGTCAACAGAATTTCAAAAGTGCAATATTACAAGTAGAAGCCAAATGATTAAAAAATTTGCATATATATTAGTAGTTAATTTCGATAATATAAAATGCAAATACTATAACAATTTTATTTCACAAAGTAAATGTAAGAATATTAAAAATGGCATTTTTGATAATGGTAGAGTAATAGAAGCTGAGCACTTAACAATGACATTAACAGATGTTGATTTTTATTTTATCTTAGATGCATATGATATTGGAAATTACGAAATAGTTGAAAGTTATTATTCTATTTATGATTATCTACCAAAAACTTTTATTGAATTTGTTCTTGAAAAATATGTAAATAAAACAAAATACAAAGGTGTAGAGGGAATGGAAGTAGAATATGCAAAAGAAAAAAATAAATTTAACGCGTTATATGGAATGAGTGTTACAAACATGATTCGTGATGAAGTAATCTATGATAATGAAACTGACTGGTCAGAACGTGAACTTGAAAATCAGGAGATAATTGATAAACTGATAGAAGAAAAGAAAAAAAGTTTTTTATCATTTGCATATGGTGTTTGGGTTACTGCATTTGCACGTTCTAATTTGCTAAAAAATGTGATACAATTAGATAAATACGTAGTTTATTGTGATACAGATTCTATGAAATTAAGGCAAGGATACAATCAAGAAGTAATCTACAATTATAATAATTTTGTAGTAAATAAAATAAAACATGTATCAAAAATTTTAGATATTCCGTTTGAAAAATTTGCACCAAAAGACAGCAAAGGTATATCTCACATTTTAGGAGTTTTTGACAATGACGGAGAATATGAGGACTTTATAACGCAAGGTGCAAAAAAATATGCTGTTACAAAATGGATAGACAAAACAAAAGTAAAAGATGACATGAACGTGCAAGAAACAACAGATAAAAAAGCTAAAATTCTTGAAATAACAGTTGCAGGCGTACCTAAAAGCGGAGCGCTAGGGCTAAAAGATATAAGCGAATTTAAAGACGATTTTGTTTTTGAGTTCAAATATACAAATAAAAATTTATTAATGTATTGCGAAAATCAAGAAGCAATTACAATAGAAGATTATCAAAAAAATAAATATACTGTCTGTGATAGAAGCGGTTGTTGCTTAGTTCCGACTACATACGTTTTGGGCAAGGCACTTGAATATTGTGAGCTTTTATCAGATGATAGTTCTAAAAGAGCAGTTTATAAGGAGTAGAATAAAAAATGAATGATTTAGATTATATTAGAAGATTTTCAAAAATTTCTATTAGAGGGATTTGCAATAAAAAGCATATTCAAAGAACTAATTTAATACAAGGTAAAGGGAAATATAAAGAAAATGCAAAAATTGTCCGCGAGGAAATTGAATCAGAAATTGCAAAACTATATATAAAAAATGAGGGCGAGGAAAATGGCGAATCAAAAAGCAATTCATTATAATCTCGATAAAATTGATAAAATAGGCGCAAGAATTAATTTAATTTATGGCGAGCGTTCTAATGGCAAAAGCTATCAAGTGAAGCATAAAAAAGCTGTTGAAAAATATTTGAAAACGGGGAAAAGATTTATTTTAATGCGACGTTGGAAAGAAGAAATTTCATCAGAAAAAATTGAACAATATTTTCAAGATGTTGACGTTCCAAAATTGACAAATGGAAAATATAATTGTATAACATTATATAGAAAGAATTTATATTTATCAATTTATGATAACGAAACTGGAAAAACTAAACGTTTTGAAAAAATTGGTTATGTTGTAGCATTATCGACTGAGCAAAATTACGCTGGTGCTTCTTACTTAGACGTTGAGGATATTATATTCGAGGAATTTATGTCTCGTTCTGTATATCTTGCTAATGAGCCAAATAAGCTAATGAACTTTTACGCAACAGTTGACAGAAAAAGATTAAAAGTTCGTCTGTGGTTAGTTGGTAATACAATATCAAGAGTTTGTCCTTATATAAATGAATGGGGCTTGCATAATTTAATAAGTAACCAAAAACAAGGAACAATAGCAATTAAGGAAATAGCAGATACAAACGAAGATAATGAACCAATCAAAATTGCAGTCGAATATTGTATGTCAACAGGTCAAACATCCGGAACAATAGGAACAAATGCAAAAATGATTAACGAAGGTTCCTGGGAGACACACCCTCAACCGCATTTGCCAAAATCTTATAAAGATTATAAATGTTTGTTTAGATTTGGTTTTCAGTATCAATCATTCAAATTTTTAGCAGAATATCTACAAGACAATACAGACAAAAATATAATTGTTTGGTTTGTACGTCCTTATAACAAAGATTTTTTTGATGATATAATTGTTTTTTCTGATGTTGTAAAAGTTTCAAAATTTTGGCAACGTGACATTTATAATATTTCAATTAAAAATGATAAATTAAAAAACTTGTTTATGACCTTTAAAGAAAATAATATTTTTTACGCCAATGATATGTGCGGAACGGATTTTAAACAAGTGATAGATTTTCAAATTAGGAGGTAAAAATGAATTCTAAAATTATATTAGTAAAAAATATTCATCTTGATAGACAATACACTAACGTATTAGATTATACAGAAGCTCAAATGCTTGAATTATGTAATCAAAATATGATAGCATACGCTGACGATTATTCTTTTATACGTACACGAGGTACAATTGACACGCAATTTGCATATGATATAGCATTGCAGGCAAATTACATAGCGTTTCAAAATAAAGACTATTCAAATAAATGGTTTTTTGCATGGATAGATGAAGTAAATTTTAAAGGAAATAAAAATACGGAAATAGTATATACAATAGATAGTTGGTCGACATGGTTTGATTACTGGAAGCCAAAAACTTGCTTAGTAACTCGTGAACATGTAACTGATGATACAGTAGGTTTACATACTGTTCCAGAAAATCTTGATATAGGACAACTTATATGTGATAGAGAAAATATAATATCTGGATTTGATTCTGAATCAGAATATTATTTTGTTATTGCATCAAATTTTGATCCATCTAATGAAACAAGAACAGCAGGTGTAGGAATATACGGAGAATATCCGCAAGGGTGCCAGTGGTTTGCTTGGCTTATAAATAGAGAAAATTACGCTCCAGCCATAAATCAAATATCTCAATGGATTTATAATTTAACTGTTAGTCAACATGCAGACGATATTCAAGCAGTTTTTGCTCTTCCATATTCAGCTTTTAATTTGGTAGGTGATATTGACGAAACGTCGCATAGAGTTATAAATGGAAAAGGTAAAAAGCTTGATAGTATAATAAATTATAGTAAATCAACATTTAGAAGTATTTCAGGATATACACCAAAAAATAATAAATTGTTAGTTTATCCAACTTCATTCATTAGAGTCACAAATAATTCTGGAAGTTATAACGATTATAAAATAGAAGATTTTAATGAATATGATGAAGAAGGAAATTTGACTGACAACATGAGTTTTAATATAATTGGTACTCCATGCTTGGGATATAGTGGAAAAATAAGACCAAGAAATTATCAAGGCGTCGTTAATAATGAAGATGAATCTTTAATGTTAGGAAAATATCCAACTCTAAGTTGGTCTGTTGACGCGTTTACAAACTGGCTTTCTCAAAATAGCGTAAATTTAACAGTTGGTGCAATTTCAACAGCATTAGGAAGTGCAATAAGTATTGGATCATCTATTAGTAGTGGAAATATTAGTGGTGCTGTAAATAGTACTCTATCACTTGCAACAAACGTTGCAAATACATTTGGTAGTATAAATCAAGCCAGTATGTTGCCTAATACAGCACAAGGAAATGCAAATGCTGGAGATGTAAATTTCGTATTTAATATAAATCGATTTAAAATATTGCATCTAAGACCAAAAACAGAGTATCTAAAAAGATTAGATGATTATTTTAGCAGGTTTGGTTATAAACTAGATGAAGTATTAGTTCCGAATTTGAACGGACGAAAATACTGGAATTATGTTGAAATAGGTCCAGCAGAAGAAGTAGGTTATGGAGAAGTTCCTTCAAGATTTATGGATATAATAAATAATGCATGTCGAAGAGGTGTAACAATTTGGCATAATCACTCGAACATTGGTAATTTCAATCTTGACAATTCAATTATTTAAGATTATAATTAGAGGTGTTAGAGAGTTTCCATTTATCCCTTTGATAAAAATAAAAATAGAGGTCATATGGACCTCTATTTTATTTTATTCCCACTTTGGGTCAAAATTTATAATTGAATCAGCGAATGAAACAGATATTTTAAATGTATCGCCCGGATTAATTTCATCAATAGGTGTAATAGTAAAATTACCACCCGGATTTTCAAAATTGACTTCGAATTGTTTTTTGTTTGTTGTTCTACATATAAAATTTAATGGATTCAAGTTGATAATTTGTAATTGATTTTCGTTAACTAATTTATATGTATTATTAGCAGAAAGAGTTGTATTACATTTAAATAGATAATTTTTAGTTGTGAAATTATTAAAATTGGTTGCTTCTCTATCAAAAGTAACATTATCAATTAAAGATGGTTGATTTGTTACTTTTTTTACATCAGCTATAACAGTATTAGTATTGACTGAGTTAGCAAAACATAAATTATTTGATTTTAAGTTGATAGAGTAATTGCAAGCGTAAAGTTTAGTATTTTCACGACCACGAATGATACCGCCTGAAAAATTTAATGGATAATTTTCTTGTTCTTTAGAAAGAGTCAAGAAAGTTTTTTTGTTATCATCATATTCATCAACACTAATATAGCTATGAATATTTGAAACAGATAAAACAGGGCAATCTGATTTACATACAATATCTTGAGCGAAGCCATCAAAAATAACATTATTTATTAGGTTTTCTTCAGAATAATTATTAAAAACGAGAGCTTTTGAAGTAGCATATTGACCTGTAAAAACCCAAAAATGAGCATTTGATAATAAGCCTAGTGAACTATCAATCATCATAGCTGTGTTGCAACGTTCAATAATAATATTATCAAAAATAGCATCAGTTCTATTGACTCTTATACCAACATTGTATAATTCGTTATCATCTCCGATTATAGTAGTATTTGTAGTTTTAAATTCAAAGTTTCTTTTATTGTCAACTTTAGAAAGATGTAAACCTATACAATGATTTTTAACATTATATATTGTGTTTTTATCAAAAGTATAATTTGCACAATTATCAACTAGAACTACGGCTTTTACAATATTCAGAGCGTTAAAATTACAATTTGAAATTGACCCGTTTCTATCTTCATTTGAGATACGTAATAAATAATCTAATTGTATATTTGCAAAAACTTGTGAATTGCAAAAATTAATATGTAGATTATGTGAAATTAATAATGTGTTTGAAATTAAATATTTTTTATTACTTTCGCATTTTATTTGATAATTATCAAACTTTTCGCAATAATTAATACAATTCTGAATTGAATTTGTATCATCATGAATCCCATCACCATATGCGCCAAAATTTTCGAATTTTAAATTATTAGTATAAAACATTTGAGCATATAAAGTATCATTCTTTAACGAAACGTTAATACAATCATCAATAATGATATCATCTGTTTTTTGTTTAATTATAAAGAAAGCATTTCCACCATCATTTATTTCATGATATCCTAAAATTTTTACAATAGAATCTACTCTTAAATTATTCAATTTTTTTAAATCTGAAATTGTATTTACAATTTGATTTTTATCAATTTTCTCATTCAATTGATTAAAAATATCTTGATTAATAATTTTTGCAAGACTTCCATCTTGTGCCATTTCATCTAATTTTGTATCTATTTCATTTTGAAAATCTAGGTTATCGAAATAATTATTTACATAATTTTGTAAATTATTAAATGCATCTGTTAATTTCTCAACTTGTTCTCCGCTTGAATTTACAGAAGTTATTATTTTATTCATTTCCATTCCTAATTTGCAAAATAATTGCCAATTAGTCAAAGCATCAAAATCTGCCTCAATAAATGGAAAGTTTTCTAAAACAAACCACTTAAAAGGACAAAGTTTTTTATATTCATAATTATTCATATTTTTCCTCCTTTATAACAAACCATAAAATAGTTCATCTAATTTACTAAATATTAGTGAATAAATACTATCAATATTTGTTTGCATTTCTTTCATTATATTAATTTTATCAGATACTGTTCTAGTAATAGTTTCTTCATATTTATTTTTATCTGTCGAATTACTTTTTGATACAGAATTTCCCGCAGATGTAGAACTATCATTTCCAGAATTTATGTTTGTATCAAAGCTGTAATCTGTTACATAATTACCATTTTTTACGTCATCTATTTGATTCTGAGGTGTATCTGAATGTCTATTATCTGATGTTGATGTTGTATTACTAGTCGATTTGTTCTCCAATTTATTATTGTTTTCCGTTGTTGAATTTGAATCTCTATTATCAAAACCTGAGCGAATTTCTTTTTCGCCATCTTTAAAAATATCCCAATTTTCTAGTGCGTCAAACATTTTATTATAAATCGGCATAATATCGTTTAATTTAACATTTAATTGAAGCTTAAATGCTGTTACTGTGTCAAATCCGATTCGTCTCATCATATAATGATTTAAAATCATTGTTTCAAATGTTTCTGCGGAAACATTTGAAGATAATGGATAATCAAAATCAAATATTGTGCTTCTTCCCTCTTTTGCTAAATCCTTAATTTTTGTATAATCATTCGGTTCTTTTGTGCCATTTACAATAGAATTTAAAATTGAATAAATAGTCGGAGGTTTATCGCAATTTGGAGGTAAAAACGGATAACATATAAAATTATTCATTGATAAATCCATAATCATCAGCCCCCTCTTCAATAAAATCTGATTCTTCTTGTTCTAGAGTTGTTGGCAATCCGTCGTAATATTCAACTTCAATTTCTCCATTTGGTAAAACTGACGTTCCGTCATCAAGAACTAGTCCTCCGAATTTTTGATTAATTTCATCAACAGCTTTTTTTCGAGGTTCAAATCTTGAAAATCTTGAAGCAACTGTTCCGCCCTGACTTGCTAAAACTTCATCTTTAATGTTACGTTCCTTTTTTTGAAAATTCATATTAGCAACGCCAATCAATCTTAAAAATTCATTCCAATCTTTTTCTTTGTGAATATCTATTTTATCTGCAACAAATGGCGCTGGCGCTAGAACTAAGCCTGTATCGTCTAAGTCTATATTATCATACGAAATAACCGTATTTTCAAATCCATCTACATTATTTATTAAATCTCTGACAGTACGTTCTTTTTCCGTTTTTGTTTTCCAAAATCTAGGCGTCTTTTGTTGCCCGTATGTTGATATCGATCGTTCTAGTGTCTAATGCTATCCTCTCCGCGTATTGCAAAATGTCAAGCCATAAAGGATAACGACCATTATTATCATACATTAAAACATATTCAGCAGGATTTTTTATTACTTTATGATAACCGTTTTGACCATAAACTTGTATGCCAATAGGTCTGTCATAGACATCAAGTTTTCCCATTGACGTAAAAGGAAGCGCTAACAATCCTAGAACTTCATCGACAAAAAATGCAATGCAACCTTGTCTAATTAGAACTTTATTAAGAAATGCTGTATCTATATATTCAGGCATATTTTTAAATTGAAAAACATTTTCAGCAAGAGTTAATAATTGCCTTTTGTACATTTCATACGTTTTATAATTCGTTAATTGCGAATTTATAAGCTTTGTTTGCATTTTGTTCTCCTTTCTTTTAAAATAAGAGGCTTGATAGCAAGCCTCTTAAATTACTATAATACTGTTATGCTAGCTTCGCCATATTTTGTATTATCATATACTGATGTAGCTCTGATTTTGATTTGTGGTGCATCTTTACTTATGTCATAATCTTTTGGAATTTTTACAAGTCCATTCATGTCAACAGTTACTTTTGTTGTTTTATCTCCTGTTGATTGAGCAACACTCCAAACAACGGCTTTATTTGCAAATCCTGTTGTTTTAACAACAGCTCCTAATTGTAAATTTTGACCTGCACTAATTGAAGATTGCTGTGGTGCTACTGTAACAGATGTTACTGCAGGTACATCAGTTGTAAATACAACAGCATTTTTAAATGGAGATGTAGAAATAACCTTTTTAGTATGTAACCAATGGTTATTTTTTAGAGTTTCAGGATTGTAGAAGTTTGTCATTTTTGTATCTGACGCATTATCTAATGAGTAGTTATAATCTTGAAACCATTCATCATCTATAATAACGGCTGGTATTTTAGCAAGAGCTGTTTTTTCATCTTCTGTAAATGGCTCAAATCCGTCGCCTAAAAGTTCAACTAGTCTTGCCTCATCATAAGAATCGAATCCGTCAATCAATGCAAGTCTTGATTTCATTTCAGCGTCATTTCTGAAAAATGATGTTGCTAAAACTTCTGTTGTCATTTCAGCTTCAAAATCTGTGTTCATTATCATTATTTGATTTGCAAAATTTGTTGCAACTCTTGCACCTGCTGGATTGTAGTTTGGACTTCTGAAAGTTAATTTGTTAGATATTGACTTCATTGCAGAAACTCTTTGTCTAGCTGTTAAGTTACTCCAATTTTTTATTTCGATTGATGTTACTGTTCCGTCTAAAATACGTCTGCAAAGTTGATATTTATCTACTATATATTTATCGTATTTATAACCTTCATACAAACTACCAACGGTTTTTTCAATTAAATCCATTAAACCATTCTCTGTATTGAAAGCCATAGCAATTTGAGTATCAGATGTTGTTGTTTTATAGAATTTTTCATAATTTAATTCGTGTAAATAGTTGTACACATTTGGAACTACATTCTCCAAGAAGTGTGTTCCGTCATTTTGATATTTTTGATAATCAAATACATCAGCAATATCAACTAATAATTCTCTTACAGTTTGACCTAAACTAATTGAGCCTCTATTTGCGAAACTTTCCCAAGGATTTTCCCAATAGTTTCTATCAATTATCGTAAGTCCTATTAAATTTATTGTATTTAAAAATGCGTTTTTATAACGTTCATTGTTTACAATAATTTTACCATATTTTTGAATTCCCTCTCCTTGAACCGGTAAGTCAATATCTGCGCTAAGTTCAGGTGTTTGATTTATTATAAATGATAACAAATCAGCATCGTTTTTAATTTTTAAAACTTTTGAAAGTGCCATTTTAATTTCCTCCTATATTTATATTTCTTTTACGTCAATGACTTCTTTTTCTTCAAGTTCATCGTCGTCTTTTTCAGTTTCTTTCGGTTCTTCTGAACCTTTTAAAAATCTTTCTTTATATTTTTCTTGAAGATTTTTATATTTTGTTTCTAATTCTTCAATTCTTTGTGAATCTTCAGTAGATGAATCTGTATCAGCTTCTAATGAATCAGTTACATCTTCCATTAGCTCTATTTTTACATCTTCATCTAAAACTTTTTCATTGATTTTCTTAATCAAATCATCTTTGCTTAATTTCATTTTTTTCTTTCCTCCTTATTTTTTATTATTTCGGTTAAGCTTCCAATTTCAATTCCAGCTTTTTTCAAATTCTCCAAAATTGATGTACATTCCATAAAAATAACATAAATACAAACAACTTTTGATACAAAATTCAAACTAAATGTAATATCGATTATAAATGACATTAAAATTACAATAATAATTAAAACTTTATGTAACAATCCTGAACGCATTTTAGTTGAATCTAAATCGTGATTAATTATAGCTTGAATTACTCCTGTAATTATATCAAAAAGTGAAAAAATTACTGGTGTTAAAATTTGCCAACCAATATTTGAAAAATTCAGTATTTCGACAAGTTCTTTTATATCCATTTCCACACCTCCTTTTTCAATATATCTTTATTTTTAAAATAGCACAAATAAATTTTTTTGTCAATAAAAAATAGAACGAATATTTAAATATTCGTTCGTCTATTTCTATATTTTCTTAGATATATTGCCCATGGAAATTTTTTCTTTTTTCTTTTTGCTGGTGTTGGCTCAGGCGGTACAATTCCGCTATAAATATATGAAATTTGATTAACAACATTTTCAATTCCTAAAATCGGACATGGATTTTCTGAATTATCAAATCCATATTTAAATGATTCGCCTTTTACTAGCATTTCGAGTTCTACGTGAACATGATTTCCTGTTGAGCCTGTCCCTGACGGATTTCCCTCTTGCGATATTAGTTCGCCTTTTTTTATTCTATCGCCAACATTCCAATTTGTAAATTCTTCTAAATCTCCATATAGCCAAGTTCTACCTGAATCTTCTTGTATAATAATATTCGGTCCGATAGCCTCCTCCGTATCCTGAATGTGTCACTGAAATTACAGTTCCCTCAAACATATTATAGACGTTTGATTTTTGTCCTGTTGCAATGTCAATTCCTGCGTGCTTATGCGTTGCACGTTGCTCGCCCCATGCACCTGTCAAATAAAATTCTATATTGATAAATGGTGCTATATTACATTCGATTGCCATTTGATTTCAACCTTTCTTCATAACATTTTTTATGAGCAAATAAAATTTTGCGTTTTTTAGTTCTTGAATATACAAAATCCATTTTATTAATTTCATCTAATGATATTCGCATATTGCAAATCGGACAAGTTTTGTCCGATTTTTCATATTCTTTTTTAAAATCTATTTTAAACATTTTTTATACCTCTATTTTATATCAAAATGACAACAATCTGAATTGTTAATATGATAACAATATCTAATTTTGCCTTTTTGTTCTAATTCTCTAAGATATTCTAATAAATCATTCCAACTCACATTTTGAACATACATATCAATTGCTTTTCCTTGTAAGTGTCTAGAATTTGCAACTCCGCCAACTTCTGTATTATGTTTTGAACATCTACTTCCTGATGTTACAATTGCAGGATTTCCAAAATGTTCTCTTACTTCATCTGCAATTTTTACAACTTCTAATTGTATGTTGTTTAGTCCGCAACCACATTTACATGTGAACTCAGATTTTTTAAAGTGTTGTATTGAGTCCCAACTTTCAAATATACTATTAACTTTATTATTAAAAGCTGTTATTGTTTCAGCTCCAGCAACGCCGTCAGGCGTAACTCCTAATTGTTTTTGTATATCAATTATTTGATTTCTTAAAGAGTCTATTGTTTTTTGTCCTGCAATTCCATCAACAACTAAATTATTATCTTTTTGAAATTCTTTTATTGCATTTATTGTTTGTGTTCCTTTTATTCCATCAATTTCGCCTGAATATAGTCTTAAAAATTTTAAATTCATTTGTAGTCTAGTCATTGTCATTGTTAGCATTTATAATTACATCTCCTTCTGCATATATTAAATACGATTTTGTTGTACTTTTATTTAATTCTTCTAATTCTTTTATATACTTTGATTTATATTTATTTTCATCTTCTAAAGATTCAATAATATTTACTAATCTTTGTATATCTTCAATACTAAAATAAAGTAAAGATTTATTTCTTTTTTCTAGTCTGCGTTTTTTACATCATTAATAAATTCATATCCGCATTATTTATCATCTCTCCTTAAAAATTTATTTATAATTTTATTTTCTATTGTTTTTACAATTGAATCTAAATTGCATTGCATTGTCTTTTTTGAATCCCATTCGTATTCAAATGAATCTTCTATTGTACATATTTCAATTTTAATTAGATATTTTCTAAAATCTTTGAAATGAACTTCACTATAAATTCTATCGTTGAAATAATTATGTAGATAATCTTCTATTGATTCTTCCATAGTTTATAACACCGCCTTATCAACAAAATCTTTAATTATTAAAAAGTTCCCTCAGAAATACGCGCTTCTTCTAATAAATCTGATTCAAGAAATGCTAATGCTATTAAAATAGCGCTATTTTTACCTCTAGCAGTTATATGAATCTTTTTTCCTTGTTTTTTTATTGATATAAATGCATCATCTTCTTTGACGCTTTCATTTAATAACTTTTCTAGTTTTTCCATTATCTATTTACCTCCTTAATAAAAATTTGTCAATTGTTTTTATAATATTAAAATTAAAAAATTGATAACATATTAATTGTAATAACATTAATATGATAAATCCTGATAATAGATATTTAAATAATAGATAAATATCTAATAATATTTCTAATAATTGAACCATGTTTCTTTCCTCTCTTTCATTCTTCTTTTTGTAGTTCTTTACTGAACTAATTATATACTACTACAAAATGTATAAAATGTCAATAGATATTTTGAAAAATTTTATACTTTTTGTACATAACTTAAATGCAATATATTATGTTAACTAACTGACTCTATTAATAATATTCCTCATGTCTTAGTTAACATAATTCATTTTACATAATTTTGGTTTACATAAATG